CAAAATTTGCCGCTAAAATTTTCTTCACTGCTTTGTTTCTTTCTGCCACTTTTAACATTTTCTTTTCCTCCTGATTTTTAAGATAAGACCACTTTGAAGTAGGTCGTCAAGTCTATGACTTTTGCTTCTTTTTGTCTTTTACTGCCGTCCACTTGACTCCAAAATTCTTTCCTTTTTTCTTCCGCATATCTTTCCGCTTCCTCTCTGGTAGAAAAACTTTTTGCGCCTGGGCTTAACATTTTATTCCTCCTTCTTTTTTATTTTGTTTTTCTCGGCCCCGTGTCGTATCTGTCTCCTCTCTACTATAACAATACCACAATCTTAATTTATTGTCAAGATTTATTTTCAATTATCTTTCTCGTCGAGAGATTGTTAATTTATACTATTTTAATAGTAAGCGCTATTCTTTTTCCTTGACAATTATTCTGAATTATTATATAATACGCATAACACAGAACCACTTGGAGCTGATGATTGCAAATGCAAAATAGCTCAACATCGAAAGTTTATATCAAAACCGATAACCCTGCAAAAGGGAGTCGGTTATTTTTTTTAGTTGTATAGTGTTTGTATAATATACTATCCGCACGCAAAAGATTATTATATATTTTTATACTCCGTTGGATACACACTACACAGACCAGGACAAGGGTAGAGAGATGAGTAATCAAACACTGTATAAGCATTACTGGACAGCTTAGCGGAAGTATTAAAACTTATGCAATATTCAGGGAAGACGTTTAAGATTCAAATCACACAGGAATAGAGAATTGTAATATGATTAACCCAAAAAGCCTATCTAACTTAAAACCAATTAAACCAGGCCAAGTTTTGAATCCTGGAGGTAAGCCCAAAGGTCTTAAAGATAAGATTACTAAGATTAAAGAAGCTATTTGCAATAACTTTGATCAAAGTAAGTTTAAGGTTTGGAGTGAACGGCACGAATCAGAATTTTATGATTTAATGATCAAGGTTATGCCTAAAGAGATTGACTTATCCGGTGAGCTAAACTTTCCAGTTATAAATATAAATATGCCTGGCCATAATGACGATACTAAACCTAAACGCTAAACCATATCAACAAAAGTTCTTTGTCAGCCAGAAACGATTCCCTTGCCTTAAAGCAGGGATTGGCACAGGCAAAACAATGTGGGGATTGTTAAAGGTCTTTGATTACTGCCAGAGATACCCTGATAGTCTGGCACTTATAACTCGTAAAGAGTACACGGATTTAAGAGATTCAACAATTAAGGATTTTAAGACTTATTTCGGTATTGAGCTAAACTCTAACAAAGAGGTTTACTTTCCGAATAAGTCAATCGCAATGTTCCGGCATGGATCTGAATTAAATGTCCTAAAGAATATTAATTTAAGCATAGCATTAATGGAACAAGGGGAAGAGTTTGACAGTGAAGAACCTTTTGACTTTATCCGTGATAGATTAAGAAGAAGTAATGCTCCATATCGCCAGCTCTGTGTGATTGCTAATGCTAATGGTCATAATTGGATATGGCGCAGGTGGAAAGCGGAGCGGCCAAACGATGAGTATGATTTAACCGAGGCAACAACCTTTGACAATGCAGACAATCTGCCGGTTGACTTTATTGAGGATATTAAGCGCATGGAGATTGAAAGTCCGAATCACTACCGGCGTATGGTTATGAATGATGATGATTGCCAGGATATAGACGATCTTTTAATTAACGAGGTTATGCTGGAAAAACTCAAGGGAGTACATAACTTTCAGTTTAATAATATACGATTGATAGCTTGTGATCCTTCCAGTGGTGGCGATGAGTGTCCGTTAAAGGTCTTTGACAATACCGAAGAAATAGAGCAAAAGATACTCCATGAGAGAGATACGATGAAGATAGTCGGTGAGCTTGGCGTAATGGCTGGGAGACATAAATTAGATACGGTGGCCATAGATGTAATTGGCATAGGCAAGGGAGTGGCAGATAGAGCTAAGGAAACAGGATTAAAAGTAATTGAGATACAATCAGCCGAGAAAGCGGATAATGAAGAAAAGTTTGTTAATCGTCGCAGTGAAATGTGGTGGTATGCGATGGAGCAGATAAGAGACCAGAAAGTAGCGTATCCGCAAGACCCAGAAACAAGACGACAATTATCGAGTGTAAAATATAAAATAGTCAATAGCAATGGCAAGATAGCTTTAGAACCAAAAGACCAGGTAAGAAAGCGGATAGGTTGCAGCCCCGATAGAGCTGATACTTGGATTTACGGAATATGGGCACACTTAAAAGCGACTAAACAAATGAATTATGATTTTATGGCTAGTAATAAGCAGCCTTTATTCAAAGGCACTCGTTCGGGATGGGGGAGAGAGTAATGGGAATAATGGATATGGTCAATAAGACAATAGACAAGACAGCACAACCTCAGCCCAGGGAGATTGTAAAGATTATGCTGAATCCTGATAATACGATTGCTGTTGGTAGCTGCTTTACGGATAAGAAGCTGGTTTTAGAAGCTCTGCTGGAAGCAGTCAAAGTTGTAGCTTTAAGCACCGAGGTCAAGACTGATACGATTATCAAGCCGACAGCGGCACAGGTGATGAAGGTGAATAAATGAAATGCCCTAAATGCGGCAAAAAAGCAAAAGAATTATCACAAGAAATCTGGAACGATAGAAAAGATTGTCCAATGGATAATAGAATATTTTATGCTTTTAAATATAATTGTGAAAATAGAAATTGTGATGAATATAATCGTACACGGGGAGAATGCTATACTGGGTCAATTAGAGATGTTCCTGGTTTTGTGTTAAGAATAAAAAGATTGGTAAAAAAATATAATCTTAAAAAAATACAGCTGGAAGGATTTTAATGGACTGGAGGATTATATAAAAAAAGTTGATATACCGATAATCAATGATCCTAATGGTAGAAAAATTATAAGTTTTCCTTTTACAAACGAGGCAGAGGTAGGAAATCAAAGAGGGAAAAGTTTATCGATAATTTAAGAGAAAAAGTATATGGGATATTATTTGATTCCTTGAAAGGTGAATAACTAAATGGATACTACTAATCATTCTATATTTAAGCCACTAAAAAAAACAAATAATCATTCTATATTTAAGCCACTAAAAAAAACAAACATTAATAAGTCTATTTCTAAAAGTATTTTGTATGATGACCAGCCGTTATTTAAACAAGACCATACTAAATATTATAACGGTCAATCTTGTTCGATATCAGAAGAGGCTATAAAAAGGTGTAAAATAAGAATAGCTGCTTTGGCTAAGGAGTATTAATGGACTGGCTGCCTGACTTTGATTGTATTGCCAAGCACGATAATCAAATGCAAGTATTGAAAGAGCAGGGATTCACCGGCCATATTGAAATACATTTTTTGAAGGGTCAAGTGTTGATGATCAAGAAACAGAGTATTATAAGAGCAATCTAACACAGGCCACCGACACGAATCGAGCCGATAAGCAGGACTTAAACAGTCTTGTTTGTCGGCTTTTTTTTATTTTACAATTAAATAGGACGCTATGAGTTTCAACCGTTCTTATCTCATAGGGAAGTTATAAGAGCCGATGTAATCCCAAAGTTTGGAGTACCTGGGAGCAATAAAGGGTTGCATGCCCCTTTACCCGGGCCAAATTAGTGTGTAGGCTGGTGAAGTAAAGCTATAATCTTCTTTAAGCCGATAACTTGGGACAGATAGGCAATAGACAGAAATAGATACTCGCAACCCCAGCCAGTGAGCCTGGCCTTGCATAGTAAAGGGATAGTAGTATCTAATTGAAGGTCTTAGATATTAAAGATATAAGGATATGCAAGATAGTGCATGCAGCAAGAAGTTAGTTAACTTAAAATAATAGATGGTTAACACATAATTAGAGAGATATAGTAAGTTTATAGACGAGAAAAGAAGGTTAGAAGTAGCAAAGTAGATATTAGTTAACCATATTAAAAGATAGGTTAACACAAATGCAAGGAGTTTAACTTGGATAAAAGCACACGCATAGCAGACGAACACATAACAGACGAGTTATCTGATTCCCTATCCTCTAAGGGCAGAGCTGACTATACCCTGGAAGAGAAAGACGACGAGAAAGGGTTTGAAACTTCGCTCAAGCTCAAATTATCAGAGGATAGGGAAACAGTTATCGCCGGAGAGATTATTGATCTGGCTGACCAGTTCAATACTGATAGGCAGGGCTGGCTTGACCAGTGGAAGAAAGTTAGAATGTGGTATGAGGACGAGATACCTGATAAGTCTATCCCCTGGGACGGCTGCTCGAACTATCACGACCCTCTAATCCTTAAAGCTGTTAATGGTATCTCTGCCCGTGTGTCTCAAGTTATATTTGGCAATGGTGAACGCAAGCTATGGACATTTAAGCCCTTAAAGAAAGCTAAAATTGAGAGTTGCAGACGCAAAGAGAAGTTTCTTGACTATGTAACTGTAACTGAAATGAAACTCGAGCAGGTGTTTAACTTTACTAAATACGACGCTGTTCTATTAGGTAATGGCTTTATAGCCTTGAATTGGCTGACTGATGAGAAACGGGTCAAGGATGTGGAGATATACGACCCGGCCAATGATGTAGAGATAATGAAACTAAACGCTGAAAAGGGCAAGGATGAACCGCCTGAATTAACCGCTCTTGAAATGTTCAAAGAGAATTACCTGGATGTAGAAACCGAATATCCTGAATATGTGAAACGCCTGGAACGTGGCGAACGCTTAGAATTGAATGTAAGTTATAACGATAAAGTGTACAACGCACCCAAAGCCGAATGGGTCAAGCCGGAAGATATAATTGCTGATAAAAAGATAATCGAGCCTGAGAGGCAAGTCTGCTATGGCCGGTGGAGGCATTTCACTAAAAATGAACTACTGGCTTTAGGTAAGAGTGGGTACTTTAAGAACATAGACGAATTGTTTAAGGAAGATAAAGACAATAAGGACACTAAGAAAGCAGATACTGACCTATACGATGTAGCCGAAGTAACTTATTATGTAGATACCGACAAAGACGGGATAGCAGAACCGAATAAGTTCTGGATAGAAAAGGATAAGAAGCTATTTTTGCGTGGTATTGCTTATCCTTACGATCATATGAGGCCGGATATTATCCCCATTTACTTTGAAAGCAAGGGTGATGAGTTCTATCGCAAGGGTTGCGGTATTCGGTTAATGGGTATGAACAGCTCAATAGATACAGTTATTCAGCAAGCCCTGGACAGCAACGCTGCTAACTTCCCTGTGTTTGCCGAAGACGATGATTATAATCCGCAGCTCTGGCAGTTCTCTCCATTATGTACCGTTCCTAAAGGGTTGAAGCAGATTAATATACAAATGTCAAATATGATCCAAGACGATATTGGATTGGCTCAATTACTGGCTCGTAAAGGTGATGATGTTAGCGGATTGAGTTCGTTGACCACTGGCAGGGAAAGCCAGACCGATCCTAATGCGCCGGCTGCTAAAACTCAGATGTTATTACAGCAAAGTGGTATTAACTTAGGCGAAGGCATAAAGACCATTAAATTATGTATGCGAGAGATAGGATTCCAAATATCTGAATTAGAGTATCAATTCGGCAATCGTGCTAAAGAGTTCAGAGTTTTAGGCACAGAGGCCTTTGAAAAGATAAGTGCTGATGATATGCGTATTCGTGGTGAATACGGGATTGCCGGCAGCCTGGAATATGCTGATCCTGATATTGTATTCCAAAAAACCAAGTTCTTATTTGAGGCCAGCCGGAAAGTGCCTGCTGTAACCTCTAACCCAGTAGTGGACGCTGAATTCTGGAGGATGTTGGTTGAGGCTACGGGTGATATATTTGCCATGCAATCTGATATTCTAGCCCCGACTCCAGTAGAAACTTTAGAAATGATGGATACATTCAAACAAGAAATACAAGCGAAGCAAAGAGAGATAGCAGAACGAAACTTCAAAACAGAGGCCTTAAAGCGAGGCAAGACACCAGAAGAGGCGGAGATCATGAAAGCGGGCCTATTCAACAACCAGACGCCTCAGGAGCAGGCTGAACCAGCTCCGGCAATGCCAATAGAAGGAGCGCCAAGTGAATCCATTGGAATTGATACAACTGGCGAAACAATACCTCAAATCGCCGAATAGGAATAGGGATAAGGAAGCTAATATCCGGCGTAGGGCTGTTGCGTACCAATCATTGATAACCGATGAACGCTATAAGGAAGTCTTGGTTGACCTGTTTGCCAATAAGATAGCCGAAAAAGAGAAGGCTATTTTAGCCATACCTTTGACTGACAGCATTGAAGATATAGGCAAGAGGCACTTCCAGCTTATAACCGAGAAGAATGTATTTGAGAAACTACTGAAATACCCAGAGGACTATATACGGGAAAATGAAACTCTAAAGGTGGTTGAGGAATTAGAACGGAAGGAGATGATCAACAATGAAAGTAACAAGACAAATATTCGCTGATTTAGCCGAGATTATATTGGAAGGCGGAGCGGTTAAGGCGACTAAATACTTTGATGAAAAAACTACGGTTAAGGCAAAACGAGTAACTTATCAGGGGAAAATAGATAAAAGGAATTGCCGGACACATATTGTTTTTACTATTGGTAAGCCTAACTATGAAGAGCAGCAATTTATGAAAAAGTTTAAGAAAGGTAATAAGCTGTTTATTCCTAAAGCAATACAGATTAAATATCCTAATACGGGAAAATGAAACTCTAAAGGTGGTTGATGATTTAGAACGAAAGGAGAGTGTTAAATAATGCTAGTCAAAAAACAAAAAGTTAGCAAAAAAGCTAAACCTAAAACCCCGAAGGAAATAGTAAAAATTCCTGGACTTAAACCAGAGATTACTCCCTTAAAGGGAAGAAGAGAGAAAATAATGAATCAGACAATAGAAATGTTAAACGAGAATGACCCTAATGGTAATCCAGCAGGTGGTTATGTTAAAGGCATAGGAATTGATATTAGCTGGCAGAATGGGCCGCTTGGAAGAGGAGCGGAAAGAATAGAACCAAACGGAGCGTTTGTAGAAGGAGTAATTGCTGTGGCAATCCAACGCATAGCTTATTATCAAGCCAGTAAATTTAATTGTCGTGAAAATGCTATTGCATTAACCCATTTAGAAACTGCTCTATTGTGGTTAAACAAAAGAACAGCAGATCGTGAAGAAAGACAAGTAGAAGGAACGCATATTAAATAGTAAAAATTCCTGGTTATAAACCAGAGATAGAAAGCCAGCGAATAGCTGAGAAAGCAGGATGAAATGCCAGAAGAAGTCATTGAGACAGAACCGCAAGAAGTAAAGGTTGAAGAGGAAACCTCGTCTCCTTCCGAAACAACCGAAACCCAGACCGAGGAAACTCAGGCCGAGGAAACTGGAGAAGAATCCACTGAAGAACAGAATGCCGAAACTGTAGAAGGTGAAACCGAACCTAAGCCGAAAGATGAGAAGGCGAAAGGTGAAAGCAGGGAAGCCTACTGGAAACGGCAATCAGAAAAGAAAGACAAGGAATTAGCCGAGGCAAGAACAAAGGCTGAAACCTCTCCGGCCAGACAGCAGGAAATACAGAGGCAGCAGCAAGAATTGTATATGCAGGAAGTACAAGAGTATATGGATGTTGGATATACTCAAGAACAAGCTGAATTTACGATACGAAAACAGGAAGCGAAAGCTCGTAAGATTGCTGCCGCTCAAGTGCAACCCATCGTCGGAACGATGTACGACACGCAGTTTGAAAATATTAAGCGGGAGTTAGCTGCTGATTTAGAAATAGTTGATATAAAATCTCTAGATAAAGAAGTAAACGAGCTTGCCCAGAAATATAGAGTATCAGGGCAGACGTTTTATCTAGGGGATAAAGAAGCAGTAAAAAATATGTACCTGCACATACAGGCAAAAAGAACTCCGGCATTAATTAGAGCTGCGGAAGAACGAGGCAGAATGGCCGCATTTAAAGCCAGGAAAATAGAAGGCGAGGTGAGTATGCCCAGGACTGCGGTAAATGGCGGAGGTAATGCTGGCGGAATAACTAAAGCGGATAAGGATTGGGCGATTAGAAACTTAGAAAAAACCGACCAGGCGTCGTTAGAATTCGCCAGGAATTTAAGACTTAAAAGAGAGAAAGCGGAAAAAGAAAGAAATAATCAAAAAAAATGAGGTGAGTTAAATGACTAATAAGATTAATTACGGCCCCGTTGTCGGGAATTGGGATATTCATGATGAGCCGGTTGCGGCCTCTCAGATATTTCATCCTCAAGGCGGGCATTTGGTTTATATGGATAGCTCAGGGCACATGACCTTAGCATTGACTGCTACCGGTCATTTATACGGATGGTGTTTTGCTCCCCGGTCTTTTGAGGTGGGGTCAACTGCTGCGTCTAACGGTTACTTTACTTCCAGCTCAACTGCTGGCGGAACGAAGTTGCCGGTTGCGTCTTTTGCCAGAAATCTAGGTATGCGGTTCAAAATGCCTACTACGGCAAGTGGTGGATTAGCAGTACAAGCCAGAGTCGGTGAAGCTTGTGATATTGTCGGTGTAAATGATGGCACAGTTCAGTATGCCACACCTGGCACAGCTTCCACGAACGTCTTGCTTTTTGACGGACTCTGTGAAGATGGCGATACCAATGCCGCCTATTTCACAATAAACGCTGGTTCTGAAATTCAGACCACAACCTAAAATAAAGAATTGAGGTGATTTATAATGATGTACAGATCAACATTTACCGAAGGAATGAAGAAAAATCAATATGAGTGGTTTTTTGAGAAGTATGATCTTACAAAACCTACTCTTACCGAGATAGCTTCACCAGAGACGTTTGATGGTGCATATACTATTGAAACCGCTGCTGTGGGGATGGGCGATATTAACAGGAAAGCAGAAGGGGCTAAGTTTGAATCTGATGACGCTCTTGAAGGTTATAGTGTAGTTAAGAACAAAGTTAGCTGGGGCAAGACTTTCAAGATCAGCAAAGAAGCGGTTGACGATCATCGGGTAAAAGACATAGTTAAGAAAATGGCGGCTGGTTGGGCGGACGCTTTGAAACGCCGGAAAGAAACATTAGTCGCTGATTTGTTTAATTATGGCGGATATACCGCTGGCTATCATGACGTGTTTGATAATTCAACATCAGTCATGACTACCAGTTATGGCGATTTATGCTATGACGGTAAGCCCTTCTTTAATCTGACTGGTAACACACGGGAGAGTATAGGCGGTGGCACGTATTATAACGGCCATGCTTTAGCTTTCAGCCAGACTAATCTTGAGATAGTTTATAATCATATGGTTAGTACGAATAACAGGAATGAACGTGATCAGATTGTGGATATTACACCTGATATTTGCGTATTCCCGTCTGTGCTGAGATTTAGCGCACGCAGAGTACTGGAGAGCGAGTTGGAAAACTGGACTGCGAACAACGCTAAAAATGTTGTGCGTGATTTGGTTGTGCCCGTTTATTCTCAATACCTGACCGATCCTAATGCCTGGGCCTTGGGTTGCAAGGGCAAGGGTATATGGTTCTGTGATGGCGGAGAACCGGAACTTGATTTCTGGGAAGATAAAGAAACCAAGTCTTACATGGCCAGTATTTACTGGCGTGGTAATGCCGGAGTAGATAATTGGAGATACTGGAGCGGCAGCAACTTCCCTACTGCTGCTTAAAAACTAAAGGTATGGGTTGGCGGTTGTTGAAGCCGCCAGCCCTGCCAAAGGAATGATTAAATGACCGATTTCCCTTTAATTGGCACGTGTGATAGGTGTGGCAATGAAAAATTCATGCTTCAAAAATACAAAGGCCATTACTGGTGTAAGTTTTGTATTCTTGAAGATAAGGAAAATATTATTGCCAAAGCCAATAATAACATTAAACGTGTTACTGATAAAACATGGCGTAGGGTGATCGGGTAAGGAGGTTAAATGGCACGATATTCAACAGCAGATCAGGAATTAGCTCAAAAACTACAAAAGGAGTATAAATTTACGGTTGTGAGTATGCGCGGTCAACCAAAAATTTATACTTTCGATGAAGGCGAGATGATTGTTATGGAAAAATTGCAAAAAGAAACTCCGGTAGAAACAAAAATAGAAATAGTAAAGCCGGAAATAGTTCAGGTAAAAAAGCCTCCAGTATTTATCAAGCATCGTGGACGGCCTAAGAGCAAATAAAAAGGAGATGAGATAATGAAATTAGTTAAAAGTTTGGCGTTAGTAATAGGTTTGATATGTGTAGCATTTTTCGTCGGCGCAACAGCATATCAGTGGACGTTAGATAGTGACCATGACGGTACGTCCGAGTTTACAGTTGATACCGATGGTAATTTAACCAATACTGGATCACTTACGGCGAAAGGTATAGTTTCCGCGTCCAGCATGGTCATAGGCGGCACATTTAATGCCTTGCCTACTTCTGGATTTAACGCGGGAGCTATAATTTACTGTACTGCATCTACTTATTCGCCTTCAGGCCCTCATTTCTATGGGTCAACTGCAACTGTAACTGGTGTTTCTTGTTGGCGTGCGCTATCTTTTTCAGGTGATTAACTTATCAGGCTTCAGCCGTTCCCCTGACAAGCCTGATAAGAACGGCTATTTTTTCTCTATAAAGGAGAGAGTATGAAAGGTAAAGATATACCGACAGAACTGACAAAAATGCCGCCTTCGGTATCAATGGAAACAGCGGATAATAAGGATATTGCTAATTATGATGTTGGAGAAGAAGGGCAGATCACAGCTAAATACAAAGTAACCAGTAAGAATATGATTGACGAGAAAGACCCTAAAAAAGGGTATCGTTGCCGTTTAGTATTAAGTAATATTGAATTATCCGATGAAGCCAGTGAAAAAGCCGGTAAAATGGGAGTAGGGCGGAAAGATTACAAAGCCCTGATGAAAAAGAGGGCGGAGAATAAGGAGAAAATGCAAAATGAAAACTCTTAAAATTATTGGGGTAAGTTTATTACTGGTATTGTTGCCCGTAGTAGTATTTGCCGGAGTAGCTGAGTTATGGTCAACGACAGATAGTAAGGACTGCTTTAGTGTGTCCTGTTCAAGCACGACAGCGACGCTGGTATTAGACGCAAATACTCAACGGATAGGGTGGATGGTGAGTAATCCTGACTCAACCTATTCAGTAATATTAGCGACAACTGCTATAAGTGCCGCAACCGGAGCAACTACTGGCGGAGCATGGCATAAGATCCCGCCACTGAGCAGCTACTATGAAGACGTAAATCCATATCTTGGCGCGATTTATATTCTAACTCCGTCTGGCCAGACTGCCATCGTGGTATCAGGCGAAGAACGTGAGAGGTAGCCAATGAAAAAACATATTAAATATCTTCTTTTAGGGATTGGAATTGCGTTGCTTATTGGTATGCCGTGGATTGTGGTTCAGTTATTCGCAGGTATGTCCGGCGGTGGTACTTCCAGTTCTTCCGCTCCCGAAGGCACAGCAGTTCTCTCTACTGGTGAAACGGGTGGCGCTAAGTTTCTGCGTGAAGATGGAGATGGTACAAGCTCTTGGCAAGCGGCAGGTGATATGGCTCTGGCCTCTACGCAAACCGTAACCGCAACCAAAACTTTTAACTCTGGTAAACTCGTAGCGACAACTCCGTCTTTAACCACGCCGACTATTACCGGTACGGCAACTTTTAATGGGGATATAAATAGTACGGGGACGGTAACCGCTGATAAGTTTGTTGGCACTGGCACCGGACAATCCTCTCTACCAGAAGGGATTATTGTTAATGAGGATGGTGGCTCTGCTTTAACCTCCGATTTCCGTGTGGAAACTAACACTGAAACTGATATGATTCGCACCTCTGCTGTTGCGGATACGATGACGTTAGGCGGTACGACCAATGGAATTATGATTACCAAGGGCGGAGCGATAGATTTTTTAGGGACAGCCATAGGCAATGAAATTGGAGGAAGTCTTAAAGAGATTAATTTAACAATTATCAGCCCGTCAAATACGTATCTTGTTGCTGGTAGTTCTGTTTGTATTATAACAAAATTGACCAAAGCGATAACCATTACCAATATTGAAGCTACTCTTGACGCGACCACGAACGAATTAACAGGTGACCTGAAGTATGCGGACGCTTTTATCGGGCTTGCAAATCCAGTTTTAATCAATGATATTGATACCACTTCTGGGGCGAGATCTGATAGTTCTATTACTTCCGGCTCGGTAGCTGCCGGTAAAAGCATATTTTTATTCTTTGACGCGCAGCCTCATAATGATATAAAGCAACTGGCAATTACAATTTCCGGCTATTACCAATAAAGGAGTCTCTATGCGTAAACTAATTTTATTGATACTACTGACCATTTTCCTAATGCCAGGAATATGCTTTGCGGTTGATACTACCTGCGAGATAAAGCCGGGGAGTTATTATTATCACTGCCCGATGATTGTGCCTGATAATATTTGGGAGACTACTGTTCCCTATGAAGACAATATGCTTCCGCAACCACCGTCCATAAAAAAGCTGAAATATATCCAATATCAACCAGTGCAATATTATTTTGTTGAGCCAGATAATCGCATTTATCCGCTTATTGGCTTTATGTTTAAGACTGGTATGTGTATCTGGGCGTTTAACCAAAAGTCAACATTTGGTAATGTGTCCGGCGTAGTATTTGGTATAGGCGCTTGCTATAACTTCTACGAGGTGGCTTGGTAATGCGTAAACTATTCCTTCTTCTAATCTTGATATTACTGCCCTCTCTCGTCGGTGCAACCGATGGAGTAAGCACTATCCCAACAATATATTTTTCCGACCTAACCAGTGCCCCAGCGACGGGAGGGAAAAATAATCAGGGAGCATTTATAAGTTTGTATGGCAAAAACTTCGGTGCAACTCGTGAAACTTCCACTATTACCGTCAATGGAACGGAAGCCAGCAATTACGAGGTCTGGCTTGACACTTACGCAGCCTTTCAGATGGGGAGTGGCACAACCACGGGGAATATTATTCTCACCACTTCCGCAGGTGCGTCAAATACTCTGCCTTTCACTGTAAGAGCCGGAAATATTTACTTTGTGGACGCCTCCACCCCTACCGCTGGCGATGGCAGTTATGGGAATCACTGGCAAAGTCCAGTTAGTTATTTTAATGCTATGGCCGCGGGGGATACCTGTTATTTTAGGGCTGGGACATATAGTGAAAAATATCATGCGGGAAGTTCAAAATATCAAATATCTTTAACAAGAGCTATTGCGGGTACAGAAAATAATGAGATTGCTTGGATAGGTTACCCAGGTGAGATAGCAAGATTTGAAGCTACGGCTGAAGGCACAATAGAAGGGAATATTGATTTTTATACTACTACCAGAGATTATTATACCTTTGCCAATCTACAACTATATGGATATTATCGCGCCTGTGTTTATTTAACAGGGCAATATAATAGGATAATAGGTAATGATTGTGAAAGTCTAAAGGTACATTCTTATGCCATTATAAATCCTGTCACTGGCTGTAATTATGCTTATATTTATGGCAATAAATTACACGGGGCTACAAGCGGGAACAAATTAGACCATCCTCTTTATATAGGATATGGGGCAGATAATGTGGACTTTGGCTGGAACTATATCTATGGGAATGATGTGGGGTATGGCCCGTTAATTTCTATAAACCAGGATTATGCTTCAAGAGATAATGTAGTCTTTGAAAATATTCGTATTCACGATAATATTATTGATTGTAATAGTTTAGCACGAGCTATTGGAATGTTAGCTGCCAATACTGGTTCAAGTTTTTATATTTATAATAATATTATTTATAATGGGGTAACTGAATCAGTTAATCAATACAAGGTTTTATATCAAATATCTGGTTCTGCTTATGTTTACAATAATGTTATTTATAATCCTCTTGGTGATTTTTACACAATAGGGGTATCAACCTTTACCAGCACGACAGAAAATTATATACCAGAAATAGCTTATTATAAAAATAATATTATTTACGGTAGTACCGATGTTGATTATTTATTGGTAGAACATGAAGATGTTATGGGCACTGTAAGTTTTGATTATAACTGCTGGTATGGATCAGGGACGGCCTTATCACGGGACACTCATGGGGTTTTTACCGACCCCGGCTTTACTTCTCCCGGCTCTGAAAACTTTGTTTTATTATCAACTTCTACCTGCCGTGATGTGGGGTTAAGCACTACGGAAATTACCGATGTAGCACCGAAAGACTTTGTGGGTGTATCACGACCTCAAGAGGATGTTATAGACATAGGAACTTATGAATACTACACAGGGGCGGCTGGCTCTATTACGAATAAACTAATCTATCAGGGTATTTTCTACGGAGGTTCATTTTGAGAAAACTAATACTGGTTTTGCTGTTTTGTTTATTAAATGCGGTTGTTTATGCTGCTAATACCCCAGTAACGAGATATGTGAATACTGGTTCTGCTAGTGGCGGCGATGGAACTACCCCAGCCACTACTGGGGATAATAGGGCATATCACTCTTTGTTTGAAGCAGAGGCAAATAATCGGGATTTACAAACCAATAACGAAATATGGAGTGTTGAGTGTGCTGGAGTAGATGCTGATACAACAACAGTAACTTGGGATGGATGGGTAACTTCCTCATCCCAAACCGTAACTATTCACGGCGACAATACTACCGGTAAATATAACGCCAATGCGTATAGAATGGAAGCATCTGCTGCTACTCAAGTTTTAGCGGTAACTGACCAATATATCATTTTAGATAATGTACAATTAAGAAACACTGCGGCGACTTATGCCAATGCGGTGATTACTTGGTCAACTGACCCAACGGGCAATTTTGGTACGATACGTAATTGTATTGTTTATAATTCTCGTGCCAGATATGGAGCGATAGATATAAACTCCGCTCAGAATATGAAAGTATATAATAATATAATTTATAATATTACACGAGATACTAATAATGCGGCAGATGGCGGCAGTGGAATTATAGTTGTAAATGATAACGATGCCGAAGCAAGTTATTTTTATAACAATACTATTTATAACTGCGTGGATGCTGGGTGGATAGGGTTAACCGCAGGGATTGATTACTTGCTTAAAAATAATATTTGTTACGGTAATGATGCCTATGATTACAAAGGAAGTTCTGCCGCTGCGTCAGTTACTAATCTATCAAGTGATGGCACCGGTTCTACTGGTTTTACTTCTAAAACATTAGCCTTTACTAATGTTGAGGCTGGTACAGAGGATTTCCATTTAGTAGTAGGAGATACAGAGGCTATTGATAAAGGCACTGATGTATATTCTGATGCGACGATTGCGGTAACCTCTGATATTGACAACGATACATTAACAGTCCGTAACGACATCGGAGCGGATGAGTATGTGGCGGCAGGCGGCGGCTCTACCCCTCCCTTCTTCTCGATCATCTACGTGGGGGACTAAATGGAAGACAATGGGTTTTCATGGGGTTTAATAGTGATTATTTTTATTGTAACCTTACTTTGTGCCTGGTTAAAATTATCTATGATTAAATGAGAGGGTAAAAAGATGAGATGGACACGGCTGGAAATCTGCAATTATATCACGCAACGCTGGGGAAATTTGTATAACAAAGAGTCCGACGCTGATAAAACCGCTCTACTAATGGGATTAGATATGATCCTGGAGGATTTATCTACTACCGGGCAGATACCTATTCTTAAAAAACATGGGTTTATTAATGCGATAGCTGAATATGCCACCGGCACGATAACGATTGCCACAGCTGATGGGGTATCCACGGTTACTGGGTTATTAACTGTCTGGACAGCGGATATGATCGGCAGGAAATTGATAATTGATAGTGACGATATTGCCTATACCGTTAAAACTGTTTCCTCAGCTACAGTACTTACTTTAGAAGAAATATATATTAACCAGTCTGATGATACTAACACCTTATCCACAGCTTCAAGTTATACGATTGTCAAAGACACCTATAAATTAGCTCGTGATTTTGGTTCTTTTGCCGCTGATGAGATATATAATCTTAATAGCAACTATGAATTAATAGTTAGGGATAGCGTTGAATTTGATAAGGAAAATCCCAGCCGGGCAAGTACTGGCAACCCTTTAGATATAGTATTAAGAGGATTAAGCGAGGATACATATTATAATACTGGTACAGTTGCAGTAACTAAAGGAAGTGCAACTATAACTGGCAGTTCAACGGTTTGGACAGCCCAAATGAACGGACTACCCTTCCGGGTGATAGGAAACAGCGCAGAATACATATTTACTTATATTTCAGCTACTTCCGGCACTCTGGATAGAATATATGAAGGGACTACGGCTTCAGCGGATACATACCAAATAGAGTTTCCGGGATTAATGCTCTGCCAGTTTGACCCTAAACCTAAGAAGCCTATTCTAGTCAATTATTTCTATTATCGAACATTGAATAAGCTAATTTCTGATAATGATATTTGTCTCTTACCGTTTCAAAATGGTCTTATTGCCGGTGGAATGTGGCAGTATTCACTAATTAAACCGAAAAAAGAGGGCTTAGATCCTGAGACTCTGTATAAAATATACGAAACTGCCAAAGCGGCGCTTAAGGTTAGCCGCTGGCACATCCCCAACCAAGGGTATAAACCGAGGCTGTATTAAATGATAAAAACAAGGCGCTTATTGCTGTTATTGGGGTTTTTAATAGCTTTAGCCATTCCGGTTATTGCTGGTTTTATTGATATCCCTAATTTTGCTGGAGGACTTAATAATCGCTATATATCCTCAATTATAGCTGATAATGAGGCCAGCGATATTCAAAATATAAATCTCTCTGTAAATGTGGGAGCGATAACCAAGAGGACTGGCTATGCGGTTATTTGCCCTAGTGCGATTACCAGCCCTAGTAGTTTTGAAATCAATGGATTATTTGATTATAAACAATCAGACGGAGACCAATACCTGATTGCCTGTTCTACTAATTCAATCACGAAACTTAATACCGCTGCTACGGGATGGGATGTTTTATGCTCAACGTCGTCTATTGCCAGTGGTGGTTATTATAATTTTTGTAATTTTGATAATACGCTGATTATTAACGATGGAGCAAGTGTGCCTAAAAAATATATAGGCGGGACTGCTACTATTGATATAGGCACTGGCACAGATCCTAATGACTGGCGGCCGAATTACTGCCAATACGCCGAAAAGTTTCAAAATCGGCTATGGGTGAGCGGTAAAATACAGGAAGCTAATGGCGGTGTGGCGGGAGATGAAAAATATAATAGAGTACGATATACCGGGTATTATGATTACCCGTATACTTTCGAAGGGGTTGGCGCCTGGCCTCCACTATGGTATTTTGATATTGATGATGAAAAGGTTACAGGCCTTAGAAATTTTAATGGCGAGTTAATCGTTTTTGGATTAAACACGGTAAATAAAATTCAAGGGCAGATGTATGCTTCTGATAATGGCTATACGTTGAATAAAATAATCAGCGGCATAGGTTGTATTTCCGAACGTACTATTGTTTTAATGGATAATGAGTTGTATTTTATGGACAAAAGCGGGGATATATATTCATATAATGGAGCTAATTTCACGCTTAAATCGGCGAAGATTAGTACGACAATAAACGGGCTGAATAAGACTAAATTAAGCAAGTCCGTAGCTCGATATTATCCCAAATATCACCAGTTATGGATTGCCGTTCCATATGGGTCTTCTACCACTAATGATTTGATTATGGTTTATGATACCCTCCTTCAGGCCTGGACAATTTATAAAGGCATAAACGCCTCGGCTCTGGAATTAGTAAATAATTCAAATTCATTATATTTATATTCAGGGGACGCTTCTACCGGCTATGTTTATAAACAAGATACAGGCAATACGGATTATCTTAGCAATACCGCTACAGCTATTGACGCTTATTACATAACTAAAGATTATTCTGGTATGGCTAAAGAACAAGAAGTGATTTTTGATTCTATCTATCTGACCTTTATCCAAACCGGGGATTATAATTTAACAGTAGGAATAAATATTGACTACACTTCAACTACTAGTTCGCAATTAGTCAATCTTAACCCCGGTACATCTTTATGGGATAGTTTTATCTGGGATGTGGATAAATGGGCAGGCAGTGAAACGATTAAAACTAACAAATTATCCTTAAATGAAGCCGGTAATTTCATTAACCTGAAGTTTAGCAATAATAACGATGCGCAACCATTTACAATCTATTCGGCGAAAATACGCTTTACGCCTTTAGAATTACGATAAAATTATAAGGAGAAAAGAAGATGAAAAAGTTAGCGATTGTTTTAGCCAGTTTTTTACTGGCGGTAAATTGTTTAGCTACGACTACGGTATCGGTAACCTCTCATACGGTTAGAACCACCGCTTTATCAGCTACAGAAAATACCAATAATTCCAGTCTTGCTAATGCAATTAATACGCATAATGCGGCGACTACTGGAGAGCATGGAGCGGATGGAACGATATTGGATAGCACATCACCGATTATGAGTTCCCCGACATTCAATACTGCCGCTACCGTTAATGGCGATATGAGTTTCGCCACTGGTGTTAAAGCGATATTCGGCAATGCGTCCCGCTATATCAAAGATAATACAACTAAATATGCGGTGGAAATTAGCAGCCATTGTTTCATAAACGGCAAT